GTATAACAAAAGGATTAAATATTTATGGCAAAATCTACATTAGATGCATTCGCAAAGTTTAATGATTTACTTGAAAAGAAAGTAAAATCTAAAATTGAAATTCGTGGCTTCTCCGATATCGAGGAGTATATTCCAACCGGAAATTTTCTACTAAATGCCCAAATGTCGGGCTCTCTATTTGGTGGATATCCAAACACAAGAAGTATTGGAATCGCTGGAGATTCAGGAGCAGGTAAAACATTCCTATGTTTAAATGCTGTTCGTGAGCTACAGAAAAAAGATTACATGGTATTTTACATTGATACTGAGGGTGCAATTGACTCTTCAGATTATGTAAAATTTGGTGTAGACTTAACTAAACTTAAGTATCTACGTATGGGTCTTATTAGTGAAGTAAAATTCTTCGTTAATGACTTAATTGATACAATCAAAGAAAATCCAGGTCTTAAAATTGCACTATTTGTTGACTCTGTTGGAATGTTAGATACTGATAAAAGTAAAACTGACATGGACAAGGGTAAAAATGCAGCGGACATGGGTCTTCGTGCAAAAGAGATGAGATCCCTATTTAAATCTCTAACTCTAGATCTTTCAAACCATAAAGTTCCATTTATTTTTACAAACCACACTTATGCATCAATGGATCAATACACTCCAAAGGGAATGTCAGGTGGAGGTGGTCCAGAATTCTCTGCTTCAATTATCTTAATGCTAAGCAAAGGAACTCTTCGCGATGAAAACAAAACAACGACTGGTATTATTGTTCGTAGTAAAACCAAAAAGAATCGTTTAGCACGTCCTCTTGATATTGAATTCCATATTTCATTCCATAAAGGTATGAATCCATTTGTTGGATTGGAACAATATGTAAGTTGGGAAACTTGCGGAGTTGGCCGTGGTGTTATTGTAACCCAAAAGGAATTTGAAAAAATGAAAGCTGACGAGCAAGAAATACTATCACCATTTCAATTAAATGGAGAGCAGGTTTATTTCTATCCTAAAAAGCTTGGAAAATCTTATATCGTTCGTCATAACGGTGATGCTGTTCCAGTTAAGGAATTCTTCTCATCAAGACTATTTACTGATGAGGTCCTAAAAGAATTGGATGAAAAAATTATCAAACCGACCTTTAAGTTCCCTGAAACTCAGGATGGTATTGATGATATGGAAACAGATGAATTAAACGAAATGACTGAATTTGATGGATCAGAAGATTAATTATAAACTTAAGCCAGAGTTACCAATTAAATATGAATTAGGTTTACATAGGGTGCTACCAAGTTATCCTACTGAAACAGATTTTGTAGTTGATATTATTCAATATATTATTAAGGTTTGTGAAATAAAAAATAAAGAATTTAATCCTTCTGAGTTAAAGTTTTCAGCAAAAACCCTTAAGTATGTATTTAATGAAAATGAGGTAACTCCTGGATTTAAGGATAAACTCCGACTTGTAATTAAAAAATTAATGGATGCAGAAACCTTGATAAAAAAGGGCGAATTTTTGTATATTAACCAAGCAGTATTTAACGAACTGTATAACTAAAAATATGATAGACTTTAAAGAAAACATTGAGTTACTAGAGAAAGTTATTCTTAACTTTATTCTAATGGATGATAATAATGAGACATTAATTCGTCCAAAGAATGTGGAGGCGCTTGATATAAGGGAAGTAATTCCTAAAATGAAAACTCAGTATTTTAACAATGATGACCTTGGCAATATCTTTAAAGTTGTAAAAAACTATTATAAGGAATACCATAAAGTTCCATCTAAAACTGAAATTCGAGAAATGCTTAATCTAACCGGTTATGAAATTTCAGATGATAGTTTTAATACTCTACTTGGTGTAAATCTAGGAGAATACAATTATGAATTCTTAACTAAATACACAAAGTCATTTATCCTAATTAAGAATCTTAACTCTTCGATTATTGATATTTTATCTTTCTTAAAGACTACTGAAATTAGTCCAGAGAACGTTAATATTATTACAGATCAGGTAAGAACTAAATTAAATACAAATCTAAATGTATCTTTTAGTAATGCTGAATCTGGCCTAAACTTCTTTAATGCAGTTGATCACGTTCAGGTTTCTAAAACAGGTACTCCGACTGGATTTCCATTCTTTGATAAAACATTAGGTGGAGGTTGGAATCCTAAAACCTTAGTTGTTTTCCAAGGTCGTCCTAAAGTAGGTAAGTCAATGGTTCTTTCAAATATTGCAGCTCGAGCATTTATGTCAGGCTGCCAAACTGGTGTTGCAACTCTTGAATTAGCTGATACTAAATATATGAAACGTTTAGGATCAAATATCTTGAATATTCCATATAATCAATACAATGAAATTACCTCAACTGATCGAACTCAATTAATTGAAGCAAAAATCGAACAGTTTAAGCAAAGTGGATCTCAACCAGGAGAATTATGGGTTAAGGAGTTTGCAACAGGTAGTGCAACCGCAGTTGATATTGAAAACTATTTCTTAAAAGTTCAAGAGAGTACAGGCAAACGATTACAAGTTGTAGTGGTTGACTATATTAACTTGATGAGACCTATGCGTGAGCAAGGAAATACTTATGAAAAAATCAAAGTAATTTCTGAAGAATTACGTGCAGTTGCACAAAGAAATGAATGGACTATTATTACTGCAACCCAAATTAAACGTGATGCAGTTGATGATCAAGATATTGGAATGTCAGATATTGCTGAATCATTTGGTCTTGTTCATACAGTTGATTCTCTCTATGGATTGATGAGAGGTCCAATGGAAAAACGAATTAAAATCAAGGTTATTGCTAACCGTGATGAAGGCTACACAGAAAGCTTTAAAATGTATCGAATGTTCTATGATTTCTCTAGACTTGTAGAAGAAACTGATCCAGCTAGCGAATACTACTCTGATGACGATGATATTTCTTCAATTGAAGATGATTTGCGTCAACAATATGCAAATGTCCAAGTTAAACCACAATTGACAGTTGCCCCTAGTATTAAAACGTTTGGTGAACACGAAGATATTTTAGGAGATTTATAAAAAAACTACAATATTATGTGGAAGAAAAAAACTAAAGAAGAGGATTTATTCATCAATGAAGGCGATGAGTGGTCAGCTTTAGATGGAGATGATTTTGATGGATTAGATCAAGTTGAAGGAGATGATGAAGATTCTGATGAGCTTGGTCACATTGATCAAGAGTCAATTGATGATGAAGATGAGGCTCGATACCAACAACACTTAAAACTAAAAAGAGAAGATAAAATCTTTAATAACTCTTGGAATAGTGGTGAAGGCGTTACTGATGAAATGTATCATAATACTGGAATCAGATTAGATCCTGGTCATACTGATAGTCACTTACTAGATGCAGATTCATTTGATCGATATACGGATAAAATTATTATTGAAAGAGACCTAAATAACATTGCAACTTCTGATGAAGTTATGATCAAGTTAATGGAAATTTCAGGTGAAGGCAGAAAGTTTACAAAACCCGAAATTAATTTAGCCTTTTCTAGATTATGCGAATTAGTTAGAGAAAATAATAAAACAACCTTTATTGGACCAATTGATGTATTAGATTTTGTTTCAATGATTTCTCAAATGGATTTTAAACGTCTATTTGAATCAATGGAATATGAACATAAAGAAGTACTTTTATTAGAACTTAATAACAAATTTGGAATACTAGACGGTAAAGTTCGATTTAAAAAACTATTTTAATGAAGTTAAACAATATAAACAAAATATTTTTAGTAGGAGATTTACACCTAGGAATTCGAAATAATTCAGTAGAGTGGGCAGATATTCAAAAGGATTTTTTGTTAGAGGTTTTACCTAAAACTGCACTTGAAAATGGTTTTAATCCAGAAACAGATATTCTTATTTTAGAGGGTGATATTTTTCATTCTAGAGAATCAATTAATGTTCGCATCCAAAATGATTCAATGGAAATTTTTGAAAATCTTTCTAAAATATTTAAGAGAGGTATTTTTATTATATTGGGAAATCATGATGTCTATTATAAAGATTCTAACCAAGTTAATTCAGTTAGGCATCTAAAACACCTTGCTGAAAATATCCATGTTTTTGAGAGTCCTGAAATCTTAACAATAAATGATACTGAAAATTGGCTAATGTTGCCTTGGGTTGAAGATACTAAAACTTTGGGTAATTATGTTGCTGATTATGCAGGTATGTGTAAACGTATTGTTTGCCATGCTGATATTAAAGGACTTAAGTTTAATAGATGGACTAAGGTTGAACATGGATTAGAGATTACAGCGCTATCCCAGTATGATAGGGTTTACTCTGGTCACATCCATCATAGACAAGAACAAGATAATATATTGTATACTGGAACTCCTTACCAGATGGACAGGGGTGATCGAGGGAACACTAAAGGATATTACATAATAGATGCTAAAGATAACTTTAAAGAGATCTTTGTAGAGAACCAGGCATCACCAAATTATGTTAAATATGATATTTGCGAATTGTTAGATATGAATATTGACCAACTATCAGGACTATTGACTAATAATTTTGTTGATGTTATGATAGAGATCAATTTATCTAATAAGATTCCAATTAGCCAGTTTTTAATGGTATTAGAACAAGTTAAGTATAGAAAAATAGAATTCTTTACCTATACTAACGATTCATCAGAAACGTCAACTGTTGATATTTCATTAGACCTATCAAGTTCAGATAAATTTGATGCATTTGAAATATTTAAAACATATTTAAATTCAAAACAATATTCTCAAAGTATGAAAAAGGATCTAGTAACTAAATTCTTTGAAATACAAGAGAGGGCAAAACAAGAAAAAGACTATGCTTAAACTTGGATTATCTAGCAAAGCCAATGTAGTATTTGATCACAAGGGTGGAATTCCAACTGTGGTCTCAACTGATCGTATTATAGTAGGCGAAGTTATTGAAGTGCTATGCGCTCAACATATTTCAATTAGTGATGGTTTTGAGATTTATGAAAGACTACCATCCTTTGCCAATTGCGTTCAACCAAATGAAATTAAACTAAGAGAGTTAAATCAAAAAACTGAAGAGATTCATCAGAAATTACTTTCTGAACTTATGTTAACTGGTGAACCATCTAACGAAGAAATTGAAAAATTAAAGGAACATCCAGAATTAATAAATTTCTTTAATTCATATAAATGGTTAGATATGTTGATTGGAAATATTCCATATTATCATATGGCAGAATTACCGAATGCTAGAATTTTATGGAATACTGAAGATAATGTTTGGAATGTTGTTGCAATGACAGAGATCTTACCAGGCAAAACTATAACCCTACCTATTAAGAAATAACTATGAAGATAAAAGAATTTGCATTTAAAAATATATGTTCATATGGAAATAAGGTACAAACCTTTAAATTTTCAGATGAGCCAAATTTAATTCTTGTTCAAGGAACAAACGGTTCTGGTAAATCTAGTATTTCCGATGCCCTAACTGTATCAATATATGGAAAATCTGGTATTAGAAAAATTAAAGAGATTCCAAATAGAATTAATAAAAATGCATATACTTCAGTTAAATTTGTTGCAAATAATGGAGATGAAGTTGAAATTGAACGAGGAATCGAACCAAATTTTTCAAAGATCTTAATTAATGGAAATGACTATAACTTACCAGATAAAAGAAGAGTTGATGAGTTTATTGAAGAAGAACTTGTAAAGATTCCTTTTAATGTATTTTCAAATACAATTTCTCTATCAGTAAATGATTTTAAGAGTTTTGTTAAATTAAGCCCAGCCGATAAGAGAAAAATCATTGATAAAATTTTTGGTTTAGATTTAGTTAATGATATGAATCAATTGGTCAAGGAAGATGCAAAGACAGTAAAGGGTAAACAGACTTCCAGCCAAACTGCTCTTACTAAAAATCAACATTTGCTAGAGCAGTCAGTTCAACAATTATCTAATTTACAAGAAGACTTAACTCAAGAAAAAGAAAATCGTATTACCCAGCTTACTGATATTTTAAGTAGAGCAAAGGTTAAGCAAGATGAAGTTAAATCTTCGTATGGTGAACTTAAAACTCACCTAGATTCTGCAAAAAACGATTTAAAGGCTGCGAGAGAATCTAAATCTTCATGTACTTTTAATATTGCAGAAATTGATAAGAAATTAGCAATATATGCAAAGAATAAGTGTCCTCATTGTTTAAGCGACCTTACTGATACCGTTCATATTGGAATTAAGCAACAACTGGAAGATAATAAAAATAAATTTTTAGAAGAGCTTGCTCCAATTGCAACTAGAATTTCTGAAATTGAAGCAAGCTCAAGGGACCTTGAATCATCTCAAGAAAAATTTAGAAATGATCATGCTAAATTGTCTTCAGCGATTGATTCAGCTAAACGTGAATTAGATTCCCTAACCCAATCTCAAGATTCTGAAAAACAGACGCAATACCTTCAAAAGATTATTGATCAATTAAATGAAGATATTGAAACGACTAAAACTGAAATTGCTGAATTAGAGAAGGAACTTTCAGTTAATCAAGAGCTTGAAGTAATTCTTTCAGACAATGGAATGAAAAGAATCTTAATGAATCAAATTATTCCACTTCTTAATAAGAATATTTTAAGAACGTCTAAACTACTTGAATTTAAATTTGCTTTTGAATTTGATCTTGAATTTAATCCAATTATTACCCATTTGGGTATGCAGATTTCTCCAGAATCCCTGTCCGCTGGAGAACAAAAGAAAATGAATCTAATTGTTCTTTTATGCATATTAGAATTAATTAAGATGAAAAACAATAAAATTAATCTACTTTTCTTAGATGAGATCTTTTCTTCTCTAGATTCTGTAAGTATTTACAAAGTAGTTGATTTATTAAAAACATTTGCTAAAAAGCATAACATGACAGTATTTGTGATCTCCCATGATCCATTACCAGAAGAGTTTTTCGATATTAAGCTATTTGTCGAAAACAAAGACCATTTTTCTGATATAAGAGTAAATTAATATAGAACTATGCATACTTACAAAGGAACATCATTTGCGGAAGCTTATCAAAAGTCATTAATTGATTTAATGGATAATGGTGACTTGTGCGAAACACGAGGAACGACTAGTAGAGAATTATTAAATGTTTCTCTTGAAATAACTGACCCAAGTCAGTGTATGTATACTAATATGACCAGATCTACCCAGACGAAATATATTGCAGCTGAATTTTTGTGGTATTATGCAGGTCGTAATGATGTTGCATTTATTTCAAAATACGCAAAATTCTGGGAACAGATTCAAAATCCAAATGGTACAGTAAACTCAGCATATGGTAATTTAATCTTTAAGCCAAAATCTTTAGGTGGAATTACTCAATATGAATGGGCAATTGCCTCTTTAGCTAAAGACAAAGACAGTCGTCAAGCAATTCTTCACTTTAATACACCAGAACATCAATATAGTGGAAATAAAGATTTTGTATGTACAATGTATGGAATTTTTCATATTAGACATAATAAACTAAATTTTAGTGTCTATATGAGATCCAATGATGCAATTTGGGGTACCCCAACTGATGTTGCATTTTTCTGTTCTCTTCAAATGCAAGCCCTAGCCCATCTTAAAGAATTTTATCCAGACCTAGAATTAGGAACATACACTCACCATGCAAATTCATATCATGTATATGATCGTCACTATGAGCTAGTTAGTAAAATGCTACTTGGAGAATTTGTACCAAGTAGACTTCCATCAGTTAAAACTAACTTAGTATCAATGTCTGGCCATCCTACAAATGAATTTATTGATATTTTTGAATTTGTCGAGCACGATCAGGATGATATTTTAATCTTACAAGAAAAAGAAGATCTACTAACTTGGATCGTAAATCAATTTGAAGCATGATAACTAGATATGACATAGTATACATGAAAATGGCCTCTGAATGGGGCCAATTGTCTAATGCTCGAAGAAAAAAGGTTGGAGCTCTCTTAGTAAAGAATAATACTATTATTGCAGACGGTTATAATGGAACTCCATCTGGATTTGAAAATGAATGTGAAAATCCAATATTTGATGGAGACGGCAATTTTTTAGATTATGAAACAAAATGGTATGTTTTGCATGCTGAATCAAATGCATTAGCTAAAGTTGCAAAATCTACACAATCTTCTGAGGGTTCTACCCTTTATGTTACAATGTCTCCTTGTAGAGAATGTAGCAAATTAATTCTACAGGCTGGAATTAAAAGAGTAGTTTATTCAGAATCATATAGAGACTCTGCCGGTCTCGACCTCTTAAAAAAGGCAGGGGTTGATGTAGTTCAGATTCTACCGGAGTCTGAATAAAAAAAGCTATCCATATTTTGACAGAAGATATTGCAACCAGAGAACTAACTATTGTTTTTGTAAGAGATTATAAAACATTCGTCGAACACTTTTCTAAAAAATGTAAAAGTGATTACGTTCTTAACATTAATAAGATCGTAAAAGAAAAATTTCAAACAGAAATCTTTATTCCAAACAAAGTACAAGCATTTTTGTTAAACTATGAGATTTCTAAACTAATTGATAAAGTAATCAAAATAAAAAATCAGAAATATTCTAGATTGATTTATTTAAATACTGAGCTTTCTCCAACTGGGATCCTAAATTCAATTAATTTCTTAAAAACTACTTATAGCTGGGTTGACTTTGATTTTACTGTAATTGATCCAGATAAAGAATTTCAAGCCGTACTAAAAGACATAAAAAAAGGAGATCATTGATCTCCTTTCTAATTTAAATAGATTTATATTATTCTTCGTCTTCGTCAGTTAATTCTTCTGACTCATCCTCATCTGGCATTTCTGAAACTTTTTGAATAGCTGCTTTAAATATTTCAACACATTCTTCTTTTTCGATTTCCATTTTTTCGCACGCAATTGCTAAAATTTCTTTTAGTTCATCGCTAAACTCTTCCATAAACATTTCAAGAGCTTCTTCGTCGATTTCTGGAGCTTCGTCTAATTCTACTTCTTTAGTTTCATCAGCTTCTTCTTCAAACATATAGTTTTCAAATTGAGGAACATGACTTTCTTTTACAATCTTAACTCCCATTGTAGGAATCGCAGTTAAAGGTTCTTCTACTTTAATTTTAGCTGCACGGCTTGGTACATCGCTATTAAAGGCTTTCCAATAATTATCGTAATTATGGTTTTTCCCGCCATTTTCAAAATTAGCATCTCTTTGTGCAACTTTATTCCAATCTTTTAATGATTTTCTTTTAGATTTGTCAAAGGCTTCAGTTTCAGCAGGTCCGCCGAACGCAGGAGCTTTCATATCCATGAATCTCTTAAAGTCTTTAACATCATTATTTTTTAGGTTAAAAATATCCATTTGGCTTTGGTTTTAAATTTTTAGAATTGTCCGTTTCTTACTTCAGTGTAGCTATCTGCAATTAAGTTAAATGATGCATTGTAGATTGCATCAGATCCATAATCTAGTGCCATTTCTTCAGTTAAACTTGTGTCTCCATAAACAAATACTGGAGAGAAATTAAATTCTCTATAAACATCTCCAGCACGGTTATGAACACCTACATAAATACCAGCACCATTTGGAGCATAGTCTTTCTTAAGACCTTGTCTACCAGTTAATGGATCATATACTAAATTGGCCCAAGCTCTAAATAAGTTGTATACATACATCTCATTTGCATTATTTAAGTTGACTTCAAAGTCAATCTTAAGTTTAGCGCCAGTTTCCTTTGGTCTTGCGCCAGCAAAATATCTCTTAGAGAATCTGTAAGCTTGTTCAACAGTTCCACCAGTACCAGCTTGTTCTGGAAGACCTGTAATCTTTTTTACGTGCTCAACTAATAACTGATTAATAGCTGTATTATTGATACTAGCAGGTGGAGTAATAATTACCGTAAACTGGTTAAGGTATAACGGTTCAAATAATTGCTGACCTACTGCTGAATTTTTAAAATGTGGTAACCCTGCCATTTATGTTGGACTTTTTTGTTTATTTATTCGCTAGATTATGATACATCTCTACGCTCAGTTTCCTCCCATTTGGAAATAAGCTCCTTGAAGCGTTTTTCCTTTTCTTCTGGCTCTAAAGCTGCATTTCTTTCATCAAACTCAAACGCATTAATTTGAGCTTTAAGTTGTTTTGCACTAATTTCACTATATGCTTTAGGTTCTTCTTTTTCTGGCATGTTTTCATTTCCAGTAAGAGTTAATTCTAAAGTTGGTATAATTGCAACAATAAGATTTCCAGGATACGAAGGATTATCGCTGTTAAAATCTTCTAATTTCATATCATAACTTGCTCCAAAAACTTTAGATAGACCATTTGATGCAGGGGTAATAGTAATTGTAAATTTATCTGCATTTGATATTTTGTCATCTCCAAGATCTTTAATCATGTTATTTGACATTAAATATCTAAAGCTAAAGGTTTTTGTACCTTTTCCCTCTTCAATCATTCTAAGTTTAGTTGTCTTTATTGTAATATAGTAATTACAACAATCCTCATCCGATTTTTCTTCAACTGCACACTCTTTAGTTGCAGCGTCTTCGGTTTCGTATGGGCCAGATGCAAGTTTTACCTTGCCCTTTCCTTCAATTTCTGTTCCAACTAGCGAGGTTGCAACTGGAATCTGTTCTCCATCATTAATTTCAATTGAATGTATTGATTTAGAATCATCTTCAAGTGTTAAGCAATACCACTTAGTTAAAACTGGAGCAGGGAGCTTCTTTTGATCTTCTGGACCAGTTAACAATTTCTGTTGTTCAGGTCCAGTTAATAGTTTTTGACTAGGGTCTTCTGGCTTTGCATATTGCGCTGCATTATAAGGAACAGGTAAACCTGGTTTTTGAGTAGTGGCAAGTTCTCGACTTCCTTGAACTGCTGGTAAATTTGAACCTGGTGCAGGTAATGCTGGAGTGTCTTCATTAAATACGCCAAATCCTTTAGGCTGAGATTCGTCTTTCTTTGCATTAACTTTTTCACAAACATGTTTATGAATTTCTAATAAAAGTTCACGAATTTTTTCTGCACTAGTATACTTAACATAAGTTGATGTACCCTCAGCTTTAATATAATCTAAATCTGGGTACAATGTCATGCTATGCAAAACGGTTTTTTGATCGTTTTGATTCCATTTTGGCTCGCAGTCTTTAATTTGCCATTTAAGCTCGTGACTTTGGAAAATTTCGCAAATTACGCTCATTTAATTATGCTTGTGGTTTTTCTCCTCTAAAGGCTTTACCTTTATTGGAATCTTTTCTTTCTGGATCAACTGGTTTATAGTTTGCCCAAATTTCATTGTATATTCTGCAGCTTGCACCCATGAAATTGATAATTCCAACGAATTTCTTACGGTCATCTCCAGTCATTCTGGAAACTTTCTTTCCAATACGACGTGCATCGTCAAGATCTAATTCTTCTTCATCATCTTTACCTACTAATTCTTTAAGAGAATTTCTAGATTTTTCATTAATTGCAACAAAAGACTCGAATGTCATTGATTCGCTGGCATATTCTGATTCATGATCAGCTACATATGATCCAAAACGATCAAGCTCATCGCCAGTCATTAGACCAATAGCATATGCAACAAATCTATCATAAAGATCTGCTCTTTCTTGCATTGGAACGCCAACTTCGTCCATGTGCTGAACAATGCTGCGAGGTATACTTAATGTAATCCTCATCGAGTTTTTAATTATTTTTGTTTGCTAGCCATCTTAGGGTCAACTGACTTAGTGATAGCTTTACCTTTGATAACCAAGTTACCGAATGCAGGATCAACTGATTTAGTGATAGCTTTACCTTTAGGGGCAGCTTCTGCTAAATTAGAATTAACTGATTTAGTAAGTTTAGCGCCTTTAGCAGCTTTAAGATCAGTCATTTTTGCATCAACTGACTTTTTAATGCTAGAACCTTTAGGCATATCTAATTTAGCCATTTTAGGATCAACGCTTTTTCCTAATCTAGAACCTGCTGCAGGCATAGCTGCTAAGTTTTGGTTAACTTTTTCGTTTAGGAATTCTGTGTAAGACAATACTGGGTTTGCCATTTTATTGTTTCGTTTTTTTAATTACTCGATCTTCCCTGATCACTCCTGGTCTCTTCAATCTTGCAATATGAGTATTCATATTAAAAAGATATTAAGGCCGCCAGAGGTCTCAGAGTAAATACTTTTTATAATTACCTAATTAGACAATTATTTTAGTTATTTATCTGACCTTCTAAAATAAGAAAGCCCTCCGAAGAGGGCTTTCAAATATACTTAAGTTAAGATTAACCTAATTTAGTAACGTCATCGATTGCGAATTGAACGTACTGAGTTTGTGGATGCCATCCAGCTTCAACCAAAGCATATCTTGACTTCATACCGATTTTCGGAGAGAAAGTACCCTCAGAAATAGTTTGAAGAGATTCTGCCATGATGTAAGGCATGAATTTAAGACCTGGCTCTTCGTCAGCACCTTTACGTCCGATAAGAACGTTTGCATCATTGAACTTCAAGTTTGGATCAACGTATACAGTTAAACCGTAAACTTTACCAGCTGGGTATAAAGTACCTGCAGCAGAACCTAAGTCATTTGCGAAAGGAGCGATTGAGTAACCAGCAGCATCAGCCATAGCAGATGCAACTTTAGCAGAAACTACTGCGAAAGTACCAGCACCGAAACGAGCTCTGTGGTAAATTAAGTTAGCAGATTCAAGAATCTTAGTAACTAATTTTCTTTGAGAAGTCGTAACGTTTTCGAAAGTACCTGAACCAGGAGTAACAGTTACAGTAGCAGCATAACCTTCTGCTGCAGCAGCTGCAGTAGCGTGAGATGAAGCTAAAGCTTTAACTTTAGAAACGATTTCTTTGTTGATAGTTTGAGCAAGCTCGTTAACTGCAACGTTCTCTAACATAGAGATTGCGTCGAAATTCCAAACTCTGTTAAGATCTTGGATTTGCTCAACTGTTGCAGAGATAGAAACTTGAGAAGTTTTAGCCTCAACGAACTTAGTGAACATTTTAAGACCCATTTGACGGAATTTAGAAGCTTCACCTTCAGCTCTTGTCATAGATTGAGTGTACTCATTTCCAGTAAGGAAAGGACCACCGAAATCTGTGTGAGCTTCAGTTGAAGTTGAAGTGAAACCAGAGATGTGGTTTTCTAAAGCAGATACTAAAGAAACTACGTTAGCAGCATCTAAAGTTACACTGTTTAATACTTTACCAGCACCTAAGTAAGTAGCTAAAGTGATATCAGAATCAGAAGAAACTACTTTGAAGATCAATTGACCGTCGATACGTGAAGCACCTACGAACTGAAGAGTAAGTAATGCACCTGTACCAGCACCGTCACCATCTACTGTATATTCAGCACCTGCTGTGAAAGTAGCTTTCTCACCAGTTGTGAAATCAGCGATTTTGATCAAATATGGTTCGAATTCAGTACCTAAGTTACCACCTTGGTAAACATAATCTAGGTAAGGAAGGAAACCAACTGGAGAGTCCATAGGAACTACACCAACTAGGTCGAAACCAATTGTTTTAGCAGCTACTTGGATAGCTACTGGAAGAAGGCTAGGGAATTTATCACCTGAACCGTTTGCACCTGTAGTAGGAGCAAATGCAGCGCCTTGTCCGCTAATTGAACCTGGTTGTTGATAGAACAAGCCTGGAGTAACAGTTGCTTCGTTGATTGAACCTGCGTTTTCGAACATTGCGTGATAGTGGCAATAATCTACTAACCAAGGACGAGCATCAGCGTTTACACCATAGCTTTCTAAAACTGGAGTCCAAGTTGACTTAACAGAAGCGTCATTTAGTCTTTTAAATACTTTTGTAGACATTTTGTTTTAAAAATTTTTTAGTTTTGTGCTCTTCTTTTTAGAGCGTCGAGGTATGCATTACCATAACCTCTTTGATGTTCCGCAACCTTTTCAATCGAGATAAAACCTTCTCTACCTTGGCTTTCGTTGATTTGTTGCGCATTTTTATTTTGTGTTTCGAAATAAATTCTTTCATTAACTCCTCTTAAATCTCTGCTCTCCCAGAAGTTTTTAACTTGATAAGGAGTGTTTAAAACAGTTAGAGAAGCTTGAGCTTCTAAACGGCTCTTTTCAGCAGACGTCATGCTTTCGTAAACTTCTTTAAATTTAGCAGGCATGAATTTGATTAAGTTAGGAATGTTTTCTTGTTGTTTGTTAAGAACAGACTCAATAATTTGAAGAACATCTTCTTCTTTGAAATAAACTGCACCTGAAAGAGCTTCAATAATAGCAGTTTTTTGAGTTTGATCTAAATTAAAGAATCTTGATTTATTATCTTCATTAAGAAGTTTTAAGAATGGATATCTGCTTTCTAATACAGATTTAGCTGAGTTATCTTTGATATGCTTAACGATAGAGTTAACTGAGCTAACAATATCATTAACATTAGAACCTTCAGCAACTTGATAGTTTACAGATTCTTGTAATTTTTCGATTTGGCTTAAAGCTGAACCTTCTTTAACAGAGATACCAACTCCACCTTCATTTAATGATTCTGCAATATATTCAGAATATTTGATTCCTCTTTCAAGGTTTTCAGCAAGATAGTTAGCGTAACCAATAGAGTGCTTTAAGTTTTCAGCAACGTATTCAGTATATCTGATACCTTGTTCTGATTTTTCAGCAACATACTCAGAATATTGAATTCCTTTATCAAGGTTTTCTGCTAAGTATTCTGTGTACTTAATATTTTTGTTTACGTTTTCAGCGATATGCTCAGAATAATCAATTGCATTATTTAAGTTTTCAGCAACGTATTGAGAATAACCAATACCCTGTTCAACTTTTTCAGCAAGATAATCAGAGTAATCGATTACGTTATTAACTCTCTCAGCAACATGCTCAGAATAGTTAATAGATTTGTTTAACATGCCAGAAAGGTAATTGTTATATTCAATTACTTTGCTAAGCTCGCTTGAAAGATAGTTAACATACTCAACTAATTGATCATTAGTTGCGGGTGCTTTTTCTTCTTCTTTTTCAGCGTTTGGATCTTCAACCACTGGAGCATCAGCAGGTTGGTCGTCTTCGGTAACTGCGAAGTTATCAACCATTTTATCTACGCTCTCTTTAAGCGCGTCGAACTTGCTCTTAACAAGTTCAGAGTATTGGTTGAATGCTTCTTTCGTTACAAACTCATTAGTCATGTGTTTGTTATTATTTTCCATAGGTTTTACTATCTCTTCATTATTTATCTTATAAACTTTGATCGATTCTGCGAGGTTTAAGCTTTCAGAAATATCTACCAGTTTGTTTATAATTGAGGTTGATTTAATATTATCCAAAGATTCGAAAAGCATAGAATAATTGCTTTGGAAACTTTCGTTAACTGATCTTCTAAGAACTGCTTCACTGAAACCTGGTTCAGCTACTAAGTCATATGTGAATATTCTTTGGATTTTTACTTTACCTTCATTCATTACCTGACCAGCAGCTCGTGAAGAAGTTGAAATTGTACAGCCTGACTCAACTAGAGTTTTTGCAATCTGGCCAGCTGGTGTATTTAGCAGACGTACTTTAATTTTTACGTTATTAGAATCTTGATCGTACCATAATTTCTCAACTACGTGAGAAACATTCTTAAGTGAAACGTCAAAATTTTGAGGGTGGTCTAACTCACCAAATAATTGACCTCTTTCGATTTTCTCGTTTAGGTATTCTAGGTGCGGTAGATACTCAGCTTTTTCGTAGATGCGGTTGTTATTGTTCTTTGTGTCAAATACTGCACAAACACCTTCCATAACAATGTCTCCGTTCTCTAACTTAGCTGTGTTTAGACCTTCATTTACTCTTTCAATAATGAAGAGCATATCTGAAGTATTTGTAATTTCGTTTACGCCTGTAAGGACCACGTTGCCTGATTTTTTTTATTATTTATATCGTATTGATACAAATAATTCGCAACAAGTGACAAGTTGACACCTATTTAGTCTTATTTATTAGGCTTATTAGATCTTGCTTCTCGAGATCAGTTAGTTTATCGAAATTAGGCACCTTTGTGTGAATTTTAAATACATACGAGCCTTTATTTGGAGACCCTGTACCAATTCCTCGGCCAGGAATAGTTATTCTAATATCATTAAATGATTTAGCTTTGATAGATTTTATCTTAAAGTTTGTGCCAGTTACTGAAGTAAAGATTAAGTTTTCAATATTAATTAACTCATCTAGGCTTACCTCGCGATTATCTATAATATTACCTGATGCATCAATTGAGATTCCTTCTGGTAATACAATATCCAATAAAACATACAAGTTACCAATAAAAGTTCGGTTAAACATGCTTCCTCCACCAAGTTTACCTTGATTTCCCATATTTTGGAAGGTTAATCTAGAAAATGCACGAGCTCCATCAAAAATTAATTGGTGTTTAGTTGTATCGGGGTTAAGATCAACACTAAATCTAATAGGGGTAGATTCTCCCTTTTTTGTATAGACTACTTCAATGGTTTTACCATTTAAAATATCTCTAAGTTCAATTTTTTGATTAACTACAATATCTAAGTTGATTCCCCAGTTTTGAGTAAAAATATCATCAGCTCCAAATCCACCAAACATATCTCGAAGATCCTCAAAGGTCGATCCAGTTGAACCGCTTCTATCATAGTTTTTGCGTTTATCTGGATCTCCTAATACACCATAAGCCTCAGCGATTTCCTTAAATTTGGAATCGCCATCTGGATTTTTATCTGGGTGATATTTAATGGCAAGTTTTCTATATGCCTTTTTAATATCATCCGGACTACATCCACGCTCTACTTCTAGTATATTATAATAGTCTTTCACTATAATTAATATACCTAAATTAGTAGCCTACTGTAACGGTTTTTGATAAAACATTAGGTTCTAGGGCAGCAATTACTCCTGCATTTAGCCCTGGGGTGGCTGGAAGCTTTCCATCAACTGCGCTAGCTAGACTCTTTAAAGCTGTCATAACTGCATTACCCATAACTGCAGGTTCAGTTGAAGGGCTGTGTCCCAATCGGGTAAAATCTCCATTTAGCCATACTTGACTTGATGTAACTCTAACTTCAGAAGTAGCATTAATATCTACTGTTGAATTTGCTACAATATTAATAGTAGGTCCTTCTAATTCAATAATTGATTGAGTTTCTTTATGCTCAATTGTTATTTTAGAATCCTGTGCAATATTAATTCTGGATTCTTTATTTTCAAAGGTTAACCCCTTTCCAACGGTAAACCATAATTTAAGAGCCTCATCGCCATCCCATAAAATAAAATGGGATCCAAGATATTCTCCATCCTTTTTAAGTTCTTCTTGTAGGTCCTTTGCAAGTTCCTGTAATTGTTCATATTCTGGGCTGTAAATATCTCCTTGATCAAATCTTACTACAACTAGTGCTCCATTTTTTGGTATTGAAATACTAGCTGCGCCCTCTTTTCCAAAAAATGTGGGCTTTGTTCCAGGGTTTGCCCATGGAATATCTTCAACTGCAAGCGAATCAAATAGACCGTGTATTCTAACACGACAACGACCCTCCTTTAGTGGATCATTTGCATCAACAACAGTTCCCATATATCTTTTAACAAGATAATCAATGGAACTATCTCCTGATCTATTAATATCGGCATTACGGTTTAACATTATGACTTATATGGGTTTTGACTACTTATTTTACCTCCTTGTTTTCTTTGGTTTACTAAAGCTGAAACTGAACCATCTCCTGGAAAAACGTCAAATTTAATTGAACCCTTTTCAGTCTTAGTTGAACCAGTAAATACATCCATTTTAATTGGACTTTTCTGTTGTACAGTTTTTCCTGGAAACATATCTGTTTTAATCGGATCAGTCGTTCGATTATCCACTCCAGTAAATTCATCTCGTCTGATTGGATTGGCTTTTCGATTATCCACTCCAGGAAAAATGTCTTGGGTTATTCTTGGAGCAGTTCTAGAATCAGATCCTGGAAAAATATCTCCAGTTAATGGAGAGGTTCTTCTTCCATTTACTAAGTCTTCTACTGATACTGCACTTCCATATGGACTAATCTTAAGTCCATTATCTCCTAGGAAATTATTAACACCTGCTTCAAAATTTTGTTGAACTCCTTGGAGTGCATCATTTAGTAATCTTTGTGGTGTTCCTAAAATATTGGCAAGTTTATTTTTTGCCGCAGTTAATACTCTAGTTACTCCTCCAGTAAAAGGTCCTAAATTCAATGCTCCATTAAGCGCACTACTAAGTGCAGTAGTTACGAATGAATTAGGTTCGCCTAGCGTTGCATAACCAAATGATTGGTCTCCAAAATAAGATGCAGGTAAAACTCGTTTAACTTTGATTTTAAATGATGGTTGATAACTAGAATCAGTTATATTAGATTTTACACCAGATGAATAGCTATCTAGCAATCCAGAAAAATCAAATGTACATCCCATACATCTAAAACCAATTCCACCAAAATTAATTTGTGCGCTAAATGAATTATCATACATTGCATTACTACCAAATCCCAATCCAATATTAATTCCACCCATATCTACCGCACTTTTTAAGAATCTTAGGTCCATTAAATATATGTCCATTGAAAATTGTGACAAATTATGCGGTAAAACTCGTCTATTATTAAATGAATCCCATGAAAGCATCTTATAATAATGTGCAAGTTTAGTTATTCTTAGATCAACTGTTTCTTCGCACTTTATTGTAAGTGTAGCTTCAGTCGTATTATGTTTATATGAATTCTCCCATAGTGAGTTTATTCCATCAATTTCTTTAAAAACCCATGGAGTTTTTGCTAAAATTAAGTTTAGGATATTTCTAAATTCTGCTAAATAATAACCTCTATTTAGTTCTGAGCTATCGGGCTTAATTCCATCTAGAGTTGAATTTGCTCTATTTTTTAGGGGAACTGAGTTTGACCAAATTTCTTCATATTCATCTTCTAATGTTTCATTTCCAAAATGATTTAAGAATTGAATAGCACTAGCCTCGCTTGGATTACTTGCAAGTGATTTAAAATTCTGTTTACCATCATTTTTGGTTGACATAAATCCAGTATCAACATTAAGGTTGCCTTCTGTATCTGGAAAATAGAATAGTGGGTTTGCTCTTAATCCAGTAAATGGGTTTTCTATTCCCTTTGCTTCAGATTCAGTTGAGTGTATATCAATATAAAATCCAAAGTAAGTTGGATCTTCATTTCCAACACTCTCGGTACGGCCATTTCTAAATGCGTACATTATATTAGGCAACTCATCTGGTCGCTTATCTAATACAGAAGAAACACTTATTCCATAATCGTTAGATTTAGAACGATATCCACTAGTTAAGTTTGAATTTCCCGATAAAGCATCACTTGGCATAATTATGCAGTAGTATTTTTTAATCTTTCAGTTTCTAAATATGAATCCGGTTTTACATCTAACCATTCGCGTTTTGCTAAAATTAAAGTAGTTGCCATTTTTGCATTCTCTAATTCTGCAAATACATCATATTCATAAATAATATCTTTTACATAGTAAAGTCCAGATAAGTAGTAATCGTAGACCTCCTTTGTATTATCCGATGAATCTACTGTAACTGGTACATTATCATCAGATTGCATATTTCTAGGATCGTCTGCATCCTTTAAATTTTTTATAAGTACTCTAACCTTAACTCCTCTAATAACATTTTGGTTCATACTTGGAATTTTTACAACCAAATAGTTTTTAGTTAATTCACTTAAATTATGTAAATTTAGTAGTTTAGAAAATTTATAGTTTGTATGAGCATTGTTATAATCTACGCCTAACCATCTTGAAGATAATTCCTTATCTATAAAATTATCAAGCTTGGGTTTTTGATATAATACTTGATTATTTGTAACCTCAGTTTTACTTAGAGGTTCGTGATAAAATGATAAGTATTTACCTGTATTTAAATACTCTGCTCTATCGTGCCAATTAATTTGCTTTTTATATGCTTGAGTAGATAAGACTTCACCATGATTTGAATACATTGAATATTCAATAATATTTAGGGCTGACCCAGATCTTTTTCTAGAACTATTTAACTCAACGTCAAAAAATTCATATCTTTTTTCTTTTTTATCGCGAGTTGTAGCATCGTCTAAATTAGACAAATTTGTTTGAGATGTGACATCGCCTTCAACTGCATATTGAAATACTTTAGTTTCTGCACTTAATACTTTTTCAATATTAATAAAATTTAAAATATAGTTTACATCAATAAATGAAGTAAAAAAGCTAGTTTCATTTTTATAAGCCCTATCTGTAATATTCTTAATAAAATTTGCAACTGTAGTATTTGGATTAATCCAAGTCATTTCATCATTAGTTGACTCTTCATTTGTTGCAAATCCTAATTTTAATTCTTGTGCAATTTTTTTAAGAGCATCAATTGATTTTAATTTAGGCAAAGACTTTATAGTATCTCCATATAAACCAGGAATAAAAAGAGATCCGGTTATTGTATAGATATTTTCTTGAGTATTTGAAGTATATGTATTATTAGTGGGACTACCCGTTACAGATTCAATTAAATAGTCGCCTCTAATCATTTTTGTTTCGGGGTTGTTTGACTTAACATATAATTTTAAAAGAGGATTTCTTCTTGGAAAGTACCTTCCGCTAAAAGATCCACTTTTATCGATAAAACTTAAAGTTACTTCTGGTAAAAAACCATTTTGGTATATTGTCAATGAGATAAAATCTCTCATCATTATACGATAATTATCAATTTCTGCATAAGGTACAAATGCGCCAGCTGTATTTGCAACATCTTGACCAGACTTTGCAGAATCTGCAGAGCTTCCACCAGAGTCAGCATTAAGACCCTTAATATCTGGTATTGCTAGGGTATTAATTTCCAGAGTTGGTTGAAATATTGTTGCTAATGCACTTGGACTAGTTGTAGCTGCCATTACTGATTAAATATTTTAGCTTCAATTAAAGTTTTTAACACCTTTGATCTTGAAATTGGGGTAGGACAGTCTGCTTTATTAACATTTGTAACATCCGCTCCAAATATAATATTACCATCCTTTATTCTTATATTTTGATCTTTAGGTAAGGTTACATTAGGCGCAACTTTAGTTGCAGCTTTATTTGTCAAATATTTAAGTCTAGATTTATCGGCAGTCGATGCAGGTACAATATTAGGAATTGCTTTGATTGTTCCCTTATCAATAATATCAATGGCAGTTTTAAAAAAATCATTAGGATTTTTTGGTATGATTAATACTTGACCAGCGTATAGTGAAAATGGATTAGATATGCCATTGTATTTACATAAAATATCTAAATAATTAGGATTATTATAATAGTAATCTGCAATCATATCAGGTCTCATTTGTTCTTCATTTGATACAACATGTTTCCAAGAATTTAGAGTATTTAATTTAATATATGAAAATATATTAGCACCTAAAATTCTTTCAGTAAAACTACCCACCTTAAGAGGTTTTCCAATAAGTAATCTTAAATTAAGCATAGTTTTCTATTATTTTAGTTAGTATTTGATACCCCAATTTGAGTTGAGCCCTGTTCTGCTGTTCCGACTGGAAGATCTTTTACTGCACTAGGCATGTAAAAATATACATCATTTACTAAGGATTGTGTATCTGGTGTCCACATACCATCACCATATCTACTCTTAATCCATGCTTCTGCCCTAGTGAAATTTATATTTGAATTTATACCTGAACCAGATTGATTTCCAGAGGCGGCTTGTCCTTGACTAGTTGATTGAACACCATATGTATTAAGTTGATCTTGAGATGCACCAACTCTTGAATCAATATAATCAGTTCTACCAAGATCAAATGCTCTTCTAATATCGGCTGAATCTCTAGGTTTAGTTCTCTTTAATGAAACAACAAATTTCATTTCAGTTGGAAAATCATTTGGTCCAAGTTCATCATTAAATGTACAAGTTGCACCAGTTACAACAACATCTCCCATTTGCATAATAGGATTTATTGGGTTTCCGATTGTTATATGCCAGTTTCCAGTTGGCTGATTTCCCACAGCAGACCTTCTTTGAACAAATGCTGGAAATGTTTCTCCAAGTGCTTTTGTAACTGCAATATTCATTGCTGTCTTAAGGGTACCTGCATCAGCATTTGCAATATCATTTAGTCCGACTAAATTACCTAATAGATTTACTCCAGCATTAATCGCTTGTCCTCCAGCCTGTAGCGTAAAATCCAAAGCTGCATTTACTCTGGCTTTAGTAATTGTTGCAAGCGCATTAAATAGCTTATCTGGATTAAACGCTGAACCTTGCATAGAATTTTGAATCAGTGCCTGTTCAGTTTTAGATAGAGCAAGTCCAACCTTTTTGTAATACACGTTTAATACTTCTAACCAATCTCCATCTGAATAAGTCAATTCCAACATATTTGCTAAAATGTCTAGCGCGACTCTACGCTGGTCCAATCCATAATATGAATCTGTTCTAAATTCAAAGGTTAATGACATATCAGTATCAAATGATTCTCCACTTAATCCGCGAGATCTCATAAGAAATTTATTCTTAACATTAACTGGACCTAGAATTTGATTAAAATATGCACCATTGTCTGAATATAATCCTTTAATAAAATCTTGGCGTTTTTGTTCGATTGACGCCTTTCCGGTTGAGGTTGCAACCTTTTCAAATTCAGTTTTTAGTGCTCCTTGATAACCGCTCTGATTTGGATTTATATCCATGTCAGATGCAGTTAGGGCAATATCTAATACTGAACTAAACAGAGGATTAATATTTGTTGCGCCGCTATCTGCAAATACCTTTTTTAGAGCAGCTCCAAAGTTAACAATCTCATTACCCTCTACGTCCTTTTGATCAATTGATTTCTTTTCCCATGGCATACTCCATTGATTTTGCCAAAATGAATTAATATCATTACCTGTACCTTCGCCAAACCAAGTTACAGCTTGTGCAATTGGAATAAATCTAGCAGTATTATTATTTTGTCTTCTAGTTGTTGCTGCATCATTGACTGCAACTGGATATTTTCTAAGAGTAATCATCCTATTGTTCGATACTACTCCATATAATTTACAAAAAATAAAATCACTCCAAGAATATGGAGATGACCATTGTGTGAATGTGCTACCCTTATTCGGTAACTCTTTACCCCAATCAATAATTGTTGCCGCAGTTGGATTTGCCGCTTGTTTTCTGGATGCAGTATTTAATACATCTCTTGCTTTAACATAAGTATCTTCTTTAATTTCGGAAACACCGCCCGTATATTTAAAAACATACCATGGACTAAATAACGAGTAGTCTCTACCACCAGCAATAACTGACCCAGTTATTGGGTCTACTTGAATAAATTCCTTTTTGGAAGAATCTTCCGCCGATAGGGTGGCAATACTTGGTAACGCGTCAGTTGGCATTAATCACAATCTTTTTTATTATCTATTTGTGATAATGCTGGAGTTCGTAATGGGGAGTAATGGATTATCCGTGGAATGGATCAAGATCTGGATTAGGAATCATATTCCAGCGTCTTTCTAGATTTGCACCTTGTCCTCTTGCTAATTGAATCTCTGTTGAGTGATCTTTAATTGCATTTAGGGCGCTAATATAATCACGTTGATCGATAAATGATTGAATATAGTCAGCAACATCATCTGTTAATAAAACTCTATAAACTACTGGGTGGCGCTGTTCATTGAATCTGCAACGCATCATCATCATATTCAATTGACCATTATATTCTTTCATTACACTCTTTCTGGTTGGAGCAGTTTCATCAGCCAACCCTAAATCGTGAATTCTGTCTAGTTGATCTAGATATGTGTGGTCAATATTTTCTTTATTAAAAGATTCTACACCATGACAATCAGCAATTCCAAAGTACCAGTGTGCAGGTTTTTTTGCTTCAGTTAAGAAAGAAGAAAATCTTAATACTTTATTTTCTGGAAGAGCCTCATTTGCATCGATTAGGTCTAAATCTGCATCTCTTAAATCATAAATCTCATCAAATGTAGTTTCTTCAAATTTAATTGGCTCATCTAAATCAACCATGTATAAAGTTTGGTCTGGGGCATAGTCTAACTTATAAACTTTACCGATAGTAACAATTTTATTATCAATTGGAGCGCCTACTAGATTAAGACGATCCATCGTATCTTTAGATAATCTAAGCTTAACTTTATCCCCTATTTCGAATGCCATTTTATGATTTATAGATTTTTACAACCAGATTACCATCTCCTTTAATTAGTCGATGCCAATCATGCTTTTTAATATTTATTCTTTGGGTTTGAGTTAACTCTAATGGTAAGCTATTATCTAGCTGTATCTTCCAACCTCTTCCCTCAATTAATTCGAGTTCGCGGTCTTCATCATCTCTGTGCCATAATAGTTCAATTGGATCAACTGCTTGGGTGAATTCTCGTATTACCCAGTTATCGCCAGATGATATATCTTTATACGGATGCATGCTACTTAGTCTTTTTAACATCGGCCCAAGATTTACTTGGACTTGCTGCATTTACTCTAGCCATTGCCCATTGGTGAGCAGTCATTCCTGGTCTGGAACCAGAAGAGTAGAATGCACCTAGACCTTTAGTGTATTCACGTTTTAAATCGGCAAATGAATAACCTTTTTTATCAGCAACTGCCTTAATTTTAGCTAGGGTTTCTTTACTAAGGTTAGACGATTTTTTCTTGCTAGCCTCAGTCACCTTTGAATCTGGTCTTGGAGTATTTTTCCAACCGGATTTCTTTCTTTCCGCTGCTTCCATCTCATCTCTAAGTTTATATGCAGCTTCTTTTTTACCACTATCCAATAATTGCTTGGCCTTATCCAATTTTTTGTCTCTAGAACTTCCTTCTGGAGCTTTATATTGCGCCGGATTTTCTGAATTTGACTTTTTCTCAAGCAAACTTACATATTCGCTAAATGGCTTTACGTACATAGGATATTACTTTTTATTAAGTTGTCTTTTTACTTCTTCTCTAACCTTTTCCATCTTTTTAGCATAGGATGGATTGTCATTGCGGTTAAAAACAATTTGCTGATTAAGACTACCTGTAATTTTTCTCATATCACCACCTCTAGTTTTAATTAACCATGAAGCTAGGGCTTTGATTCCAAGGCTTTTAAATTTACCATTTGCATCAGGCGCATTTGAGTCATGCCAATCTGGCGAGTTTTTGGTTTTTCGTGCCTCTGTAATAAATTCCGAATATGAAAGTACTTTATTCATAATATTAATTACCAATAACCTGGATAAGTTTTACCTCCCCATAGGTGAGCATATCTATTAATTCTACATGCCCAATAACCTGCTTTGGTTTTATCTTTTTTAAGATGACATTGGTGTCTAGCTGCAAAACTTGCTCTAGCCTTTGGATTACTTACCTTTGCGGTAAGTCCTCCATGAATATCACCAAATGCAATTTTAAGGACTTTGCCAGTTTTTGGATTTTTAACGTAAACGTGATACTTTTTAGTACCGCCTCGTCTTGGATAGTTAAGGTCTACCTCTTTTCCATGATATTCGGCTTCGTTAATTTCTTCGATCGGAAAATCTAGTGGAACTGGCTCTCCGTGATATTCTCCAATAAAGCCTAAATCAGTTTTTATGAATAATTCTTCTGTAATTGGGTCTAGTTTAACCCCATTTTCAAAGTGAAACCTGGCCTCAGTCAATAAAGAAATATGTGCATCGCTACCTGGTCTAAAAACCGACTCAGCGATACACAAATTTTCATTTAAATGATATTGGAGGTTAGGTGACATTTAATTATTCTGCGTCTTTAGTTTCAATTGCAGCTTCTACTGCAGCAATTGCTTCTTTTGCTGCTTTTTCAGCTGCCTTTTGCGCATCTTTAACTGCTTTTTCAGCGGCTTTAGTCGCTTTTTCTACTTCCTTTGTGATAACTGCGGGTGTTGCTATTACCTTTACTCCTCTAGCCATTGCTAGATCTGCTGGATGTTGTGCCATAATTAAAATTATTTTATTTTTAGTATTGTTCTGGTTCTTCTTGAATTAATTCTTTATCTTCTGAATCATTAACTTCATTAAGTAAAAAATCAAGTACTTCTTCAACATCGTCTTTTGATGTTGCAATATGATCTGCTGCCCATGCATGGCCATTTGATAAAATTTCATCAACTTTAGATTCATCCATTTCTAATAGAAGATCAATACATCTTTTAATAGTTTTAAGATTACCAAAGAACATGTAATTTTCGTATTCCGCTCCAGTTTCATGAGATTCTTCATCATGAGATTCTGGACGCTCTGCATGGAATGGTTGTAATTGAGTAGGTTCGAAATCTTCTTGAGAAAATGATTCGAAAGTTTTAATTTTTTGCATTTTACTTTTTATTTAAATTTTTAAAAAAGCTGCTAAAGTCCATAATATTTTTATTAGACTTTTTAGATTTTTTTGGTTGAAAATTATCACCAGATCCTAGTGAAGTTGGAGTTGGTGCAAGTGGATTACCTGAACCTCCAATTGAAGCTGGCGTTTGAAATGCTACTCCTGGTGAAGCAACATCTTCCTTAACTGTACCTGATCCAACTTTTGTTGCACCTTTAATTTTACTTTGAGGATCATCTAGTCCGCTTTCTGAACTTGTAAAAAGGAATCTTGTCCATTTTTCAGCTTTTAATTGAGCTTCCTTTCCACCTAATTTCTTAGCTGTTCTTGAAATAGCTCTTCCGACTACTGGTTTAGTTGCTTTACGTGCTCTTGCAAAAACTTCTCCAAGAACCTTTTGCTCATTTCCTTCAACGTTATCATTAAAGAAAAGAAAACCTTTTCCAATAAGTTCGCCTAATTTTAATAAGTAGTTAATTCGGCTTGAATCTAACATTTGCTTAGATGTAATTGGAATTAGCTGCTTTTCATATAGAGGAAGTGCAATTTCAGGTGAATATGATACTCCACGATATCTTTTTAGATCTAGGTCAGTTTTGTATTTACCAAGTCGTGCTCTAGCTTCCATATAAGCTTCAACGGCAAGCGCCATATAAGTAGATTTGGCTTCTCTAGAAAGAGCTGTTTGATCGTCAGTTCCTCGTCTAGGATCTGTCATAATCTCAGTTCTAACTTTAACAAACTTTGATTCAAGCGTATTAATATCTGGCCAAGTTCTAAGTTCTTCAATTGCTAATCTAATAAGAACATCTCTTTTGGTAAACTTTTCAGCTCGACCTCCAGTTTTCTTGTTGAGCTCATCTGATAATTCTTTAATTTTTCTTTTAAGCTCTTCAATTTTTTCTTGGCTTTCATCATATTTAGTAGCCTGTTCTTCTTCAAATTCTGGGCTAACTATCTCAATAAAATCAATATCTTCAATATCTGGTTCAACTCGATTTTTCTTTTTAGAAAAACCGTCTAAGATTTCTGCAACCTGAACCGCTTGTCTAACATCATCCTTAATCGCATCTTCATCTTCTGAATTTTTACCAAAGTTTGCCTCAATTGCTTTCATTAAGGTTTCAGCTTGATTTACCTTTTCTTCACCAAGATCAGAAGCTGCAATTTTTAATTTAGATAAAAGGTCATTTACTTCCTTTGTCCATTTTGCCTCTTCGATTACATGATATGCGTCCCAAATTGTTTTTAGACGCTGTTCATATATTGCAACTCTTGCGCGTTGGGTTTCAGTGTCTCGACCATTTTTTACTAAATTTTCAAGTTCAGAAATTTCTAACTTTAAAACCTGTGAAACATAGTCGATATACTTATCTAAGATTTTAATCCATCGTGTTTGTAGAAATACTTGACTAAGCTGTTCTAAAACATTAGGATCAGTCTTTGATTTATTAATAATATCCTTTTCTATCAACATAGATAGAAATGCATCTAATTTAGCAAGCATATCTGCATCATTTTCAATGCTAATTATATCATTAGCCTCATTTCCAATGATAATTAGATCTGACTCTAAAAGAAGATGTTCTAGAATATTTATGTGTTTAAATTTAAGCATTAGTCTAGGGTTAATCTATAAGCTAGTTTGTTTTTAAGAGATAAAAATTCATCTCTTAAGTTATACAATTCAGTATTTGATTCTTGATCAAAGATTTCACAAAAATCTTGTTGAAATACCTTTTCAATATTTTGGATAAAAATTGGCATTGCTTGATCGTAGTCCATAACTAAGATTGCGCAACCTCCAACTTTAAATCTGCCGTATTTTCCAATTACCTGTTCAGCAATTTCATCAACTAATCCTAAGAAATCATCATAGAAAGCTCCAAACGCATTATGCTGAGCTTCATTAGTTGTTTGCCAATGTAAAATATGTGCTTGGTCTCTGATTTGTAGTAGACTTAACATGAAAGTTGATACATCCATGCCCTCATTTTGAGGTTCGTCTAATCCGCTTTGTAATTCAAATGGAATCATTTCTTTGTAGTTTGTTTTTTCCAATCGGCGAATGGTTTAACCCAGAAGGTTCTATTGGTTTCTTTCTGTAAAAGATCCATAATCTTATTATCTCCACTTGGGTGCTGAATAATGGCATTTTCTAGCCTAGCTTTACCCTGGATATAATCTTTATAGTTTTTCTGAGAAGAATTCACAAGCTTCGCCCTTTTAAGATATTTATTCGAGCGAATCTAGATTTTATTCTTGTGGTGGAGTAGAAATGGACTCCATATTAATATCAATTCCTAACAGGGAGTCAGAAGAAGTTGATTTTGGTCTAATATTATTAGCTTGTTCAACTTTAAAGTATTTAAGTTGATCATCGGTAATCTTTCCATTAACTAAAATATAGTCACCAGTATGCTTATTTACTGCCATAAAATAGGTTCCATCCTGTAAATATCTGTCAAATTCAATCTTTAGAACTCCATCTAAATATACTTTATTATTAAAGGTGCCATCTTCTGCAATTGCACCATTAAATACTGAAACTAGTTCTTGTTTATAATTCTTATAGATTAAATTAAAGCCAGTTGCTAGGATTTCAACTACTTCTTGCTTGTTTGATGCTTGAACTGCTGCAGTTATACCTTGACTAAAATATTCTTTTCTTGGATTTGCTGATGCGCTTGGAGCAAATGCAGTAGCATTTCCAAAATATTCTGGTATTTCTTGACCAGCTTCTGTAAATAGGTCAGATAGACCTTTTCTAATATAATTTCCAGTATCAGCTCCCATTCCAGTACCGCTCTGACCAGTTAATCTAAAATTATCTCCACTTGACTTAATTTCAATGGAGTCAGATCCAATTTTAACATCTCCCTTAGTTTTATTATCTGCATTTATTGCATCTTTGATTAAAATAGACATTAGGATTTCACCACGGCCAATATTTACGCTACCGACTGAACCAATTAAATTGAATAATTGATCGTATAACTCTGTACTAAGTCCAGTTGTATTAAATAGAGTTTTTAAATTACCATTTGGCAATTTTACAATATCTTCAAATGTAACGGTTGGATTTTCTAGATATGCAAGTAACTCATCATCTTGATCTAAATCATCAGCAATTGAAACAATAGTTTTTGCTAAATCTTTATAACCTTTAGTTTTGCTAAGAATTTCAAATAGATCTTTAGTTAAATCATTATGGGTTCTCTTTAAAAGCTTTTCGATCTTTTTATAAAGAGCCTCATTATAAGGTGCATCGATAATTAGATCAAGCAAGTCTGTTTTTCTTTTATCAAGATCAGCTGCTGAAATAGACTCAGTTAAAAGAGATTCTTCAATCTCTTTTGTCATATTATAGAATTCTGAGTGTAGTGGTTTACTAGTTAAATTTTTGTATTGAACAAAATCTTGGTTTTTAACTGAATTAATAAGATCCCCTTCCAATTCAATTTTAGGAACTTCCACTACTCTAAGTTGAGATGGAATTTTTGCATAGGGCGCCTTTTTATTAATTCGATTAAGATCAATTACTAAATCTGGAACAAAATCTGAATTAGTTGCAACCGCTTTAATTGAATAACCTTGACCAATTGACTTAATTAATTCATCAATTCCAATTGAATCAGTTGTACCTCCACCAACCACATAGTCAGAAGTTTTGGATAATCTGTCGATTGAACTCTTAACGGTTTCTGGTGTCATTGGAAAAGCTGAGCTTCTCTGTCCAGGGTGATATGCAACCATCATACATGGTGCATCATACTTTCCTTTGATATTTGCTGCAATCTTTTCGTGTTCCTTACTTAATGGTTGGAATTTATCAAGATAGATTACTACTTCAATATCTTTTTTTTTATTTTGGTCAGTTTGAAATTGACTGAAGAAATCAGTTGCATCTTCATCTGTTCCAAAAAATTGATTAAATGTAGGGAAGAATGCTTCATTTAATTTGTCCTCTGCTGCAAGTTGAACTTTAGCAATTTGAGACTTTAGAGTTTCTTTCATAGTTTTATTGAAAAATGTTGAGCTAACTCTAATATTCTTTTTTCTAAAAGTATTTAAGAAAACTCGATAGAGTTCCTTAAGAGTTTTATCAGAATCAATTAAGTTGATAACAATATCATCACTAATTAATGCTCGGTTAACGTCAAATTCTGGCTTATTTAGGAATTCTGGAGTTGTAATTTCAAGTCCACGATATTTGCTACCATGTTCTTGAACAAAATCTTTAAAAATTGCATTTATAATTTGAATATAACGTCTTTCAAATGTTGTACCATTTGGTTTAATTGCATCAAGATCTGCTTGTGAATAGGTTTCAATAAAATTCATTAGATCTGCAGTCATGATCCAAATATAATCATCAGTCTTTGGAGCTTCAACTCTGGCTTGAGCCTTTTCCTTTGCTCTTGCTTGGAAAACTGGGTCAACCAACTTTGCTAAAAATACAGAGTCTTCTCCGCCTGGCTCATAAAATCTAAATACAATACCTTCGATATCTTTATCTGCAGTATCTCTTAGAAAGGACGTTTTGAGTTCAGGGTTTAATACATTAATAATGTATTTAGTAAATGATGCAGTTTTAAATTTTCCAACTAACTCATCGAGAGGAGTATAGACAAAATCTAAAATTTTCTCTTTTTGATCGTCTGTTAGTTTGCCTTGAAAAATAATTGGAGGGCGTTCAATATCTAAAATATCTGCCCATTTATCTAATTCTGCTTTATCTTGAATAGTTTCTGCCTGTTCTCCAGCCTCATCTAATATGTGAATATAACTTAAGATTAGGTGATTCTTAGGTAATCTATCGTATTGAATAGATTGAGCAGTTGGTGAACTAAAATACTCCATGCCAAAGTGATAATTACATGGAAGTTTTTCAATTACGTCTGACGATAATTCATCAAAGTGCTTAAGCGCAGGATTATAATATGAACTTAGGACACGATCCACACCAGTTAATTTAGTATTACGTTTAAAAAAGTCAAATGGTTCTTCAGAATTTCCACAGTTTCTTTGTGCACCAAAAAATGCACCATCCATTTTTTCGTTAACGATAACTTCTTTATTAAGAAGAGCTTCTAAAAATTCTTTGCCCTTCTTTTCGTAAATGTCTTTTAAGTGGTTTAATCCTGCCATAAAATTTAAATTGTTATTAGTCTAAA